GTGCTCTTCCGATCTGTTTTTTACGCGTGGTCGCAGTTCGCACCCCCACCAGTCTTGGAAGGTTTTCACGCATGGGAAATCCCCCAAAGCCAAATGAGTTGAAGCGCGCTCAGGGAAATCCTGGCAAGCGCCCGATGAAAACACTCGCAACAGTCACCGCGATCCCACAGGCAACCGCAAAAGCGCCAGCCCATCTTTCACCGGAGAGCCAAGAGCTTTGGACTCGCCTACGCGAAACCGCCTTTTGGATTTCCAACACCGATCAGTCATCCTTGCAACTACTTTGCGAGAAGCTAGATCGCCGAAATGAAATCGTTGCCAAACTTCAGGCATCTGACTTCGTTCTATTTACTGACAAAGGCTACGCTTACGCCAACCCTTTAGTTGGAATGCTTTCAACAATCGAAACCGAAATCACCAAATTGTTTTCCCTGCTTGGTCTTACTGCTACTGACCGAACGCGATTAGGGGTCGCAGAGGTCAAAGCCAGGAGCGCACTAGATGACCTCATCGCAAAGCGACAAGGTAAAGCCTAACCAAATTCAAGGATGGCCACCGCGCTATCTCTCGCCGGTTCTGCCGGATGATCTGAAGCGAACTCGCGGTGATCATGTCATCGATTTCGCTGAAGCACTTTGCACCATCACAAAAGATTCAATCGCTGGCAACGCAGGACAACCTCTTGTCTTTCGCGATTGGCAAAAAGAATTGACTCGACATTTATTTGCCGAGCAACAGAATGGATTGCTTACTCATGGTCGAGCCTTGGTTGGTTTGCCTCGAAAGAATGGCAAGTCGGCATGGCTGGCTTCTATCGTTCTTGAACACCTCATCTTCGGTGTCAGTGGTGGCGAAGCCTATTCAGCAGCAGCCGACAAAGAGCAATCGAAAATCATTTTCAACACTGTTCGGGATATGGTCAAAAATCAGCCAGAACTTTCGGAATTCCTAACAGTCTATAAAGACAGCATTTACAACCCGAAGAATGGAAGCGTTTATCGCGCTCTATCTTCCGAGGCTTTCACCAAAGAAGGTTTATCTGCAACATTCGTTGCCTTCGATGAACTTCATGCTCAACCAAATCGAGAGCTGTTCGATGTTCTCTCGCTTTCAATGGGCGCTCGCAAAGAGGGAATGCTGGTTGCAATTACAACTGCCGGCGTTCAGACAGATCAGTCAGGAAAAGATTCGATCTGCTATTCGCTTTACGAGTATGGAAAAAAGATCGCCAATGGCGAAGTAATCGATCCGAATTTCTTCTTCGCTTGGTGGGAACCAAGATCGCCTGAATCCGACTTCCGCTTGGAAGAAACTTGGTCTGATGCGAATCCTGGCTTCAATGACATAGTCAGCAAAGATTCTTTTGAATCGACAATCAAGGTCACGCCTGAAGCCGAATTCAAAACTAAGCGACTCAACATCTGGACTTCAACTTCCGAAACTTGGTTGCCTCATGGCGCTTGGGATGCAATCGCTGATGAGAAAATAATCGAGGATGGCTCTGAAGTTGTTCTTGCTTTCGATGGATCTTTCAATGGTGACTGCACAGTAATTGTCGCAGTCAGCACCGAAGAGATTCCTCACATCATGCCTGTTGCAGTTTGGGAAAAGCCTGAAGAGGCTGATGCAAATTGGCAGGTTCCAGTTCTTGAAGTAGAGGATGCAATTCGTGAAGCGAGCAAGCGTTGGCAAGTTATGGAAATTGCTTGCGATCCTTATCGTTGGGCTCGGACTTTCCAAGTTCTTGAGGATGAGGGCTTACCGGTTGTTACATTCCCACAAACAGCATCAAGAATGACACCAGCGACAACTCGCTTCTTTGAAGCCGTTGTCAACAAATCAATCACACAAAATGGCGATCCAAAATTGGCTCGACACATTGCAAATGCACAACTTCGCACAGATAATCGTGGAAGCAGATTGGCAAAAGAAAAGCGCGGATCAAATCGGCGCATTGACTTAGCAGTTGCTTCAGTCATGGGATTAGAACGCGCAGCTTGGTGGCATTCCCAGGGTGGATCTCTTCCACCACTTTTCGATCCTTGGTCAATTGGTGAAAGTGAGGTTCCAAGTGTTTGGTCTGATCACGACAATAATTGAAATCGCCGGAGCAATTAGCGTTGCAGTTGGCGTTGGACTTTGCTTTGGAATTGGCGCTGGACTAATCGCTGGCGGAATCCTTGCCATCGCTGGTTCATATCTCGTATCAATTGGAGCGCCTGAATGAGTATTTTCACAAGAGGTTTCACCGTAGGGCGTTACCCTCAATTCAACAATTATGTTTCACCTTTGAGCCAACTCTATGGCCAAACATCAATGACCTCTGCTGCTGGCGAGCGCATCGATGAATGGACTGCTCTTGGTGTTTCAGCAGTGCTTGGCGCAGTTTCATTGCTTGCAGATTCAGTTGCATCAATGCCTCTTCGCGCCTACATAATCGACAAAGATGGCAAGCGCGTAATGCGCCCATTGCCGGATGTTATTAGCGATCCCGATCCTGAATCAAACACTTATGAACTAATTCATCAAATCGTGGCATCGCTTGCTCTTCATGGAAATGCTTATGTCAAGATTGACCGAGATCGTTCGGGCAACATGATCGGGCTTGTTCCATTGCACCCTTACCAAATGCAGGTTCTCCCAACCGGTGACATGACTGGTCGCAGATATTTGCACCTTGGAAATGAAATGAATCGCGAAGATATGCTTCACCTTCGTTGGTTCACTCCACCACAATCTTTGGTTGGTATTTCTCCGCTAAACCAAACTCGTAACTTGGTTGGACTTGCAATCGCTATGGATCGCCACTTGGCGCAATTCTATGGCGAGGGCGGAACTCCTTCATCGGTTCTCGAAACCGATCAAAAGTTGACTCTTGATCAGGCTCGCATCATTCAAGGAACTTGGGAAGCTACACACCGCCGTCATCGCAAGCCAGCAGTCCTTTCAGATGGCTTGAAGTGGCGCCCAATTACAACTTCAGCAGCCGATCAACAAATGATTCAAACTCGCGAGCAATTGATTCGCGACATCGCAAGAGTTTTCAGAATTCCAAGCCACTTGATCATGGCTTCCGGAGATAATCAAACCTATCAGAATGTTGAACAAGCATCACTGAATTTCTTGACTCACACAATTGCACCCTGGCTTCGCCGAATTGAAATTGCAATGTCAAAGATCCTTGATCCTGACACAGACATCGCATTCGATACTTCAGTCTTGCTTCGTGTTGATGCTCTAACTCGTGCAAAGGTCAATGAGTTGAATATCAAGATGGGCGCTCGCACTCCAAATGAGGTTCGCCAAATTGAAGGCATGGAACCTTATGCTGGCGGAGATAGTTTCAACCAAGCATTGCAAGGCAATGTTCTCGCCGGTGGCGATTTGCCTTCACTAGGAACTGATGAAGATCCATCAGCTCCAACGATGGGGGTTTTGGAATAATGGCAGAAACATATCGCCCACCAAAAGGCGTTCAAGATGAAGCGAAAATGGCTTTGACTTGGATCGCTGATGGAAAAGCTGGATCAGGGTTCACAGCAGTTGGCAAAAAAAGAGCTAGTGATTTGGCTAATGGTCAAGCACTAAGCGCTGAAACAATTTTGAGAATGTATTCATTTTTCAAAAGACATGAAGTCGATAAAAAAGCAGAAGGTTTCAATTCCGGAGAAGATGGTTTCCCATCACCAGGAAGAGTTGCTTGGTCAGCCTGGGGTGGCGATGCAGGATTTTCTTGGTCAACCAAGATTCGAAACTCAATTTCACAAAGCGCAAGAGCGCTTTCCCTAATGGCCGAGGAGAATGAAATGGCTGACATGAACCAAGTTCCTGATCTAAATGAGGAACTGACTGAACTTCTTGCTGATGTTTTCAGCTTCTATCTTCGCGCTCATGGCGCTCACTGGAATGTTGTCGGTGCAGATTTCGCCGAGTATCACAAGTTATTCCAAAAGATTTATGAAGATGTTTATGAGTCAGTCGATCCGCTTGCAGAGAATCTTCGCAAGTTAGGCGCTAAGGCTCCATTCCAACTAACACAATTTTTGACTCTTCGCACTCTTGAAGATGCAACCGCGATCTCACAAGATCCACGCGCTTTGGCAATGGATCTCTTGACCGCTAACGATGTTTTGCTTGATGAGATTTCAGATGCTTTTGATTGCGCCACAAATTATGGTCAACAAGGCGTTGCAAACTTCCTTGCTGGTCGCATGGATCAACATCAACTTTGGAAGTGGCAATTGTCTGCTTCTCTTGGCCTAGAAGTTGCAGTTGCAAATCCTGATCCAGTAGATGCTCAAGGCATCGATGAAGATGATATGCAAGATGAAGGTTTGACCATGCCAATGGACATGGTTTATGGTCGCAGTGCAACCGGCGCAGCCGGACTTGATCTAGCCCCACGCGATACAACTTGGGATGCAGCAGCAGCCGATAAGCGCGTTCAAGAATGGGCTGGCGGTAAAGACAACATGGATTGGGCAAAGTATGGAAAAGCCTTCTTCTATGTTGATGAAACAGACAAAGAAAAACTTGGATCTTACAAACTACAATTTGCCGACATCATTGATGGCGATCTCAAGGCTGTTCCAAAGGGAATCTTTGCAGTTGCCGGAGTATTGAATGGCGCTCGCGGTGGAGTAGATATTCCAGCCGATGAGCAAGAAACAATCAAGGGCAAAGTCGCTGCTTATTATTCAGCAATGGCAAAGGCTTTTGATGACGATTCAATCAAGGCTCCATTCGAAGGTCGCGCAGCAGTAGCTCGCTTGGGTGAAGGAACATTCGTTTCTTGGAACACAAGCAATGGTCGCGCTCGTGGCAAAATCGAAAAGGTTGTCAGCAAAGGTCAAGCAAGTTCTTCCGAAGGTTACACAATAGAAGCAACTCCTGATCATCCTGCATTTTTGATTCGTATCTACAAAGAACAGGGAAATGGATGGATTCCAAGCGATGTGACAACAGTTCATCGCAATGACATCCTAACAATCACAAGCGCGCTTCCAGCGCCCCGTTCAGAGGATCTTTCAATGGTAGAAGAGCGCAAGACAATGATTCGTTCAGCAGAACGCATCACAATGCAAGCAGAAGTTCGTGCAGTTGCAACCGATGATGGTTCGCTAAAAATTGCCGGATATGCTGCAACCTTCAACAATGAAGCAACCGGACTGAACTTTCGCGAAGTCATTGCTCCTGGAGCATTCACTCGCACTCTGAAGTCAGACAATCCAATCTTCCTTCTTATCAATCACGACATGGAACAACTTCCATTGGCATCAACTCGCTCAGGCACTTTGAAATTGTCTGAAGATAAAGTTGGCCTTCGCATGGAAGCAACCCTTGATCCTTCAAATCCTCGCGCTGCTGAACTTGCTTCAGCTCTTAGTCGTGGAGATGTTGACAAGATGTCATTCGCTTTCACAGTCGCTCCTGGCGGAGATACTCGCGCCGAAGGACTTCGCACTTTGACCGATCTTGATCTCTATGAGGTTTCGGTTGTCAATATGCCAGCCTATGATGCAACATCAGTCGGACTTCGTTCTGAAGATCAAGCCGATGATCTAAACCTTCGCAAGCGCAAGTTGGCTGCGAAGTTCAAACAGTATTCGCTGACCAAGTAGTCACGCGATTGCCCCCTGCGCTTCTGCCCAGGCGGTTTCCATTCATCCAATCCAAGAGAAAGTGACTCAAATGTCATTATCATCAAAGCTCAAGGAACAACGCGATGGCCTAGTTGCAGAAGTAGAAGCAGCACTTGCTTCTGAAGATGTAACTGCTGAAGCCCTCGATGCTGTTACCGATAAGCAAGCCGAAATCGAAAAAATCGATGAGCGTCTTGCAACAGTTGAAGCAGTCGAAACTCGCGCTGCTGCAATTGCAGAATCTCGCAAGGAAGCCGGAGTGAAGACTTTCGGCGGTGCAGTCGTTACACGCGAAGCACACACCTATGAGAAGGATGGCCGTAACTCATTCGTTCGCGATATGATCGCCGGAACCCTTCGCAATGACTCACAAGCATGGGAGCGCCTAAACCGCCACCAACAAGAAGTTGCAGTTGAACTTCGTGATATCTCACGCACCGATGGTGCTGGCGGAGATTTCGTTCCACCAATCTACCTAATCAATGAATATGCAGAGTTCGCTCGTGCTGCTCGCGTAACTGCTGATTTGGTTACAAACATGGCTCTTCCAGCAGGAACAGACTCAATCAACATTCCTCAAATCACAACAGGAACATTGGCTGCATTCCAATCTGCTGATAACGCTGCGACAACAACTCGCGACATGGTTTCAAGCACAGTTTCTGCGCCTGTAAGAACCATCAGTGGCTACGAGAATGTGTCAATCCAACTTGTAGAACAATCACCTCTTGCTGGCGGTCTTGATCGTCTAGTATTCGGCGATCTAATGGCTGACTACGCACTACAACTCAACACAGCAGTTGTTGGCGCTAACTCAACTTCTTCAGGCTATATCCAAGGCTTGATCAACAAGTTCGATGATTCAACAAACTCAATCCCAACAACTTGGACAGAAACCACACCATCAGCAGTCAACGGTTTGATTGCGATTGCAAAGGGTATCTCAAAGGTTGTAACAAACCGCTACAAGCCAGTTGAAGCAATCGTGATGAATCCTTCAGTTTGGTATTGGTTAGCATCACAGGTTGACGGATCAAACCGCCCAATCGTGGTTCCAACCGGTGCTGGCCCATTCAACGCAGGTGGTGTTCTAACTGCTGCTGGCGCTCCTGCTGGCCTAGTCGGAACAATCCAAGGCGTTCCAGTTTATGTTGATGCAACACTTCCTAAGACATACGGAGCAAGCACCAACCAAAGCCCAATCCTTGTTGGTAAGTTCTCAGATTCTTACCTCTTCGAATCAGGCGTAAAGACACGCGTTCTTCCTGATGTTCTATCAGGCAACCTGACAGTTCGCTTTCAGGTTTATGGATACGCTGCTCTTGCACACCGCTTCAACAAGTCTGTTTCTGTTATCTCAGGAACCGGCACAGTTGCACCTTCAGGTTACTAATAGTTAGTATCTGAACCGTTGAACCAGCCTTGGTCGGAAGCCCAATGGGACAAACACCAAGGCTGGTTTCAACACTAAATGAAAATCGGGGGATTTCATGCAATCCATATTTCTTGAAGGATTGAAAACTGCTCGCGAGCTAGTCGCAAGCCAAGGCATAGAGGCTTTGGATGCACTGATCGCTGAACATGAAGCAGGAATCATCGAAACCACCGCCATCAATCCAGCGAGGGAAATTCGATGAAGATGTCTGACAAAGTCTGCATTGGCATAGTCAATGACGGAAAAATAAATGGCCAACTGGCAATGGACTTGATCCATATCGCGAGAGATCCACTTGGCAAACTTGATCATATGGTTCAAGTTGCAAACATCGGTTTGACAACCCGATCTCGAAATGTAGTTGTCAAGAATTTTCTTGAAGAAGTTGATACACCTTGGCTCTTGCTTATAGATGCCGATGAGCGCCTTCCTCTTGATGTGTTTCACAAATTGATCGCCACAGCTCATGACACAGAGCGCCCAGTGGTTTCAGGTTTAGTTTTCGCAGCCTTCTTTGATGAGCAAGATATGTTGCGCCCAGTGCCAACGATCTATCGCATGACCGAGAATGCCGGACTTCAACCGATTGACGATTATCCAATCGACACAGTCCTTGAAGTTGATGCAGCCGGAACTGGTTGCCTTCTAATTCATCGAAGCGTTTTTGAAAAGATGCGCGAAGAAGCCACACCAAATCAAGGCAAGGATTGGGCTTGGTTCGTTGAAGGCGCAATTGATGGAACTTACTTTGGCGAGGATCTTCTATTTTCCAAGCGAATCAAATCTCTTGGCTTTCCAATTCATGCACACACAGGCGCGATCTTGAAACATCGCAAAGAATTTTGGCTCGATGAGCGACACCATTTCCCAATGCGTGAAGCAGCGATCCAGCACTTTCAAGCATCAGGCTCAGTCTTACCCCTGGAGAATGAGCCTGATGCCCCAAATTCTAAGGAGTAACAATGGCAAGTTATGATCTCGGAGATAAAGTCTATTTGACTTGGCTTACCGTTGATTCAAGTGGCAACGCCGTCAACCCTGGCACAGTCACCGCTTCAGTTACTCTTCCGGATGGTTCCACAACTTCGTTGACCACAACCACAACCACAACCGGAACTTATACAACATCGTATTTGCCAACTATCGCTGGCCGTCATGTGATCGCATGGAGCGCCACAGGATCTTGGCCTCAAGCCTATGCAGATGTTTTTGAAGTTCGCAATATCGGTGACATTGGAATTGTTGGCTACGATGAAGTTTTGGAATATCTAAACATTCCAGCAGCGAGCGCCAATGAAAATGAAGTTCGTCGATTTATCGATGCAGCAACCGATCTTGCAGAGCAATACACAGGTGTTGTCCTTGGTCGCAGAACTTACACTTCCGAAACCTACGATGGCGGAAATGAATTCATCCGAATCCATAATCCAAAGGTAATCTCAGTAACTTCGGTTTATGAGAACGGTTATTTACTGAACTCCAACCAATACTTCGTGGACATCACCGGACAACGCCTTTACCGCTTAGGTTCAGGAACGCTTTATGCAACCAACTCTTATGGATATTGGACTGCTGGCGTGAACAATGTCGTGATCACTTATGTTGCCGGATATGTCAATCCACCAATGAGCGCCAAGCAAGGCGTTCTCGAAATCATTCGCCATATGTGGCAGACACAGCGCGGAGCGATGAATGTTATGGGTCGCACACAGTCAGGCGATGAGCTTTATCCTTCATCGACTTACTCCCTGCCTCGCAGAGCGATGGAACTTCTCGATCCAACTTCACTACCAGGCTTGGCATAATTCATGTCAACCTCAGCTCTTCCAACTTTCACAAATGCAGTCATCACCGCATTTCGCAATGCCTCATCTCTTTCAGGGATTCGCATCTTTGACGGAATTGAAATCGATCAGTCCTATCCTGGCAACGCAATTGTTGTCGGCACAGATGGATCGATGGAAGGCGATGATGTCCTCGCTGGCTCAGCTCGTCAGGAATACAAGCAACTTGGCGCGATCTCAAAATTCGAAGATGGAGCAATCACTTGCACACTTTGGGCTGCTAATGGCGGAACCAATCTGACCACTCTTCGAGCAACCGCTTTTTCAATTCTTGGAAGCGTTGAAACAATAATTCGAAGCGATGTGAGTTTTGGTAGCGTGGTCATGTATTCAGGGATCGACAGTTACCAAATGGGCTATCGTCAAACAACAGTTGGCGCAGCAGTCGTGATCAACTTTACAATAACCTACCGAGCAAAAATCTAGGGAGTAACAATGGCGAAGATCAAAAATGTTTCAGGATTAGGGGATCTTGTTATTCCGGCATTGGGCATCACAGTCCTTGCTGGAGCAATCGCTGATGTTTCAGATGAAGCAGCAGCATCACTTCTCGAACAAACAGACAATTGGGCAAAGGCAGATTCATCTGCACCAGCTCAAGCCCCATCCACCGCAGCGCCGGATTCACCGGCTGCCTCAGCCTAATAGGAGAACAACATGGCAATCGGTTCCGGTATTGGTTCGCAATTAGGAATTGCAACCGAAACAACCTATAACAACAGCGTAACTGTTACTCGCTTTTATGAATTCACAAGCGAAAACATCAAATTCAACAAGAAAGTTGCAGTCGGTCAAGGACTTCGCGCCGGCGGTCAACTTCCTCGCTCACAGCGTAGAGTTGTGACCACAACAGATGTGAATGGTGACATCACTCTTGATCTTCCAACTCGCGGTCTTGGACTTCTGCTTTCACACGCAACAGGTTCAGCACCTTCACCAACCACAGTGACAACAGGCGTTTATTCATATCAATTCACCCTTGGTGATGTTTATGGTCGCTCATTTACTGCTCAAGTTGGCGTTCCTCAATATGGCGGAACCGTTACACCAAAGACAACTTCAGGAATGAAGATTTCATCATTCGAACTTTCAGTTGCTAATGGTGGAATCGCAATGGGCAAGTTCAATGTCGATGGCGCTTCAATGACCACCGGAACATCTCTTGCAACCGCTTCATATTCAACAATTTCAAACTTGTTCAACTTCGCTCAAGGTGCAATCACCGTTGATGGTTCTTCAGTTGCAAACATCAAGGACTTCACCCTTACAGTGAACAACACTCTAAAGGTTGATCGTTACAACCTTGGCGCTTCAGGTATCAAGGCAGAGCAAGTCATCAATGGCTTCCGCACAATCACTGGCAAGCTAACTGCTGAATTCACAGACACAACCCTTTTCGCCAAGTATCTTGCAGATACCACAACCGCTTTGGCTCTAACCTTCACAGGTGCAACCATCGCCAATGGTCAATCTGAAAAGTTGTCGATCACAGTTTCAGCAGTCAAGTTCGATGCTGACACACCAAATGTTCCTGGCCCAGGAGTCATTGATCTAGCGATGACCTTCACCGCTTATGACAATGGAACAGATGCGCCTTTGACAATCGTTTATCAGACAGCAGATTCATCTCTATAATCTAAGAAACAGGGGAAACAATGTCAGAGAAAATCAATTTACCGAGTGGCGGATGGGCAGTAGTCAGGGAGTCATCCGCCGTTCCGGTTAGATTACGCCGACCAGTTGAAAAAGCTCTTTTGGTGCTTGGAAAATCTCAAGCCAAAGGCGCACTTGAAGCTGCACCAAGCGATCTAAATGATGAACAAAAAGCTGCTCAAGTCGCAGCATCACTTGATCCATCAATTCTTGATGAATTCAATGATCTCAATGACTTGCTCATAATTGCCCGAATCGAATCTTGGTCTTTTGAAAGTCCGATCACACTTGATTCAGTTGGAAATCTTTCACAAGGCGATTATGAAATTTTGCAAGAAGTATCTGCAAAAGACATTACTTCGATGATGCCAAAGTTTTCAGTTAGCAACGATCAAGATTCCCCCACCAAGCCCTCAGACGCTTAGGTCGGGCGCTTGAGGGGGGAACTGTTCGAGGTTCCCTTCCGGAACATTTGCGAACTTATAGACTCTGCACTTTGCTTCATTGCACACCATCACAATTGGAAGATGAGTCGGCTGCCACGCTAGACTGGCTTCTTGCAATTGATGAAGTTTATATTTCAGTCAAAAACAAAATGGCGGATGGAGAAATCTAAATGGCAGGATCTCCAATGGTCAGCACAGTTTGGCATGGATTGACCGAGTTCAACACAGTCACTCGCGAGATTGAAGCTCGAACCGAAATTGCAACCATCACCGCCATCAAAGCAAATCAAAACAAATTGAAAACAGCAGTGAGAGCAAACTTGCGAGGCACTCCACGCTGGACACAAAAAGGCGCAAACCGAATCACCGGCAAGAATTATCAAGTGCCTGGCACAACAGGCCAGCACAATTCCCCTCGTGATGGTGGCCCAGGCAGAATGACCGGCATCCTTTATAAAGGTGTTGGTGGCGTTCGCAATCCAAAGAAAGATGCTGCTGGATTTTTCATCGGCGGTGTTGGAATTGGTGCAAAGCCAAACCGAGTCAAAAAGGCTCCGCTAGAAAAGAAATTTCCATATTTCCGCCCTGCTTATGAAAAGGTTCTTCCAATTATGGGAGAGGCTTTCGATGCCGGTTGGGACAAAGCAATCTCACGAGTTGGGGGTATTATCTAAATGTCAATGCTTCCACCAGTATTCGTTGAACTAAAAGCAAACATTTCTGAATTCACCGCAGCAATGGGTGAAGCGCGAACTGAAATCGCAACCACCGAAAAGGCTGGAACAACTTCATTCGATAAGCTCGCAACATTCGGCAAAGCAGCGCTCTTTGGTCTAGGAACCGCAGCCGTTGGCGTTGGTGTCCTTGGTGTTGAAATGGCTGACAAGTTCGAGCAATCCCACGCCAAACTTGAAGCAGCGTTGAAGAATGCCGGAACAAGTTTTGAGAAGTTTGCCGAGCCAATTGGCAAGGCTCAAAAGTCAATGGAGCAATACGGATTCACCAATGCCCAAACTCAAGAGGCTTTGGCAAATCTGACAACCGCTCTCAAGGATCCGCAAAAGGCTCTTGACGATCTTTCACTTGCAGCCGATCTTGCAAAATTCAAGCATGTTGATTTGGCTACTGCTGCCACCGCCGTTGCTCGAGCTCAAGAAGGAAATCTCCGCGCTCTGAAGCAACTTGGAATTGACCTTCCAATCGCCGGTGCTGGCGCTGCTGCTCTTGCAAAGGCTCACGATGCTCTTTCAAGCGCAACAGAAAAAGCAAGCGCTTTCTTGAAGGCTCACTCGGATGCAACCGATGCCTCAAGCAAATCTCATGCTCAATATGAAAAACTTTTAGGAAATGTAAGCGCTGCTCAAGAAGCAGTCAATCAAAAGTCCGAGGCTGGCTCTCAAATCATGAAGGGTCTTGCCGATGCAATCGGTGGACAAGCTGCTGAACAAGCCAAAACTTTCTCCGGTCAAATGCAAGCCCTCAAAGCAACTTCGGAAGATGTTGCCAAGAATATCGGTATGGCTCTAATTCCTATTCTTGAAAAATTGATGGAAACAATCAAGGGTGTTGTCGATTGGTTTGGAAAGCACAAGGCAATCGCCGAAGCTCTTGCAATCGTAATTGGCACAGTCCTAGTTGCAGCAATTGGTGCTTACCTCTCCAAACTTGCAATGGCAGCCGTTGAATCGGCAGTCAACTTTGCCAAGATGATTGCTGGATGG